TGACTTCGTAGGTAACTTTTTTGTTTTTGTAATCTGACACAAGGTCATAGTCGTATCTTTTTTTATAGTCTTCATTAATTTGACATTCTAGGTCAAACTTTTTTAGAAGCTTTTGTACGCATTTTTCGCCCTGCTGGCCTAATTTAAAACTCATCGCTTTAATTTCCCCTTCAGTTCTAAGAATTGTAATAAAGCCTCATCTACATCCGTGTAAAATTTGCTAAACACACAGCGAGAATCATCGCAATGAACTTGGTATGTTATTTTTTTTGCCCTTCCTCTATAATAATCATTAATAATGCAGAGGGATAGTCTGTTTCTATAGTCAATAGCACACCCGTCCAGTAAGACCCGTTTATACTGATTATTTAAATCTTGGTTTATTTCACTCATTAATCATCCCTTGTGGTTGTTTGATGTCCATTAATTTATCCAATAAATTTACTCCTAGTATATCGAATTTAACATGACCCATAGATTCTAGGTCTGTCATTTCGAGTCCAGCTATTTTATTGCTTCCGTTGGTTTCTTTGACCATGGGGCAAACTGTATTAAGCTCTTCTGAAGATATTACTACGCCAGCAGCATGTTTTCCTTGAGATTTATAAGTGCCTTCTATTCTCATTGCTTGGTCAAAATATTTAGCATATACGCCACTGGTAGTTCCATCATCATTTAGCTGACAGTAATCTTTGAGAGATTCAGGCTCATTGATTAAAGACCATCTAATTACCGAAGGCTCATCCATTTCCTGTAATTGGTCAGAAATTTCTTGTTCGTGTGGAAGGCTTTTAGTTATTCTATTCATTTCATCAAAGGGGCACGCATCATGTACTCGCAGAACTTCTTTTAATGCGCTTCGGCCTTGAAGCCTGCCAAACGTTAACATTTGGCCTACTTTGCTGGTTCCATACTTATCTTTAATGTAATTAATTACTTTCTCTCTTTTGCTTGCTGGAACATCAATATCAATATCTGGTAATGATACATGTTCTTCTGTATTTCTTCCTGTATTATAAAATCTTTCGAAAAGCAGGCTGTGTTCAATTGGGTCAACCTGAGTAATGCCAATTAAATATGAAACCAAGCATCCGGCTGCTGACCCTCTTCCCGGTCCCGGTAGCCAGCCTTGTTGGCGAACATAATTTACAATGTCAGACACAATTAAAAAATAGCTGGATAGACCCGCTGTTTGTAGAACATCTAATTCTCTTTTAATTCGTTGTAAATAAGTAAGTTCAAGGTCTTTGTTTTTTGTTATACCTGTTCTTATTAATTTTTCATCCCATCCGTTGCGACACAATTGTTTTAAGTGTTCATCAGGACTAGTTGGACAGGAGAATGGGGGTAAACACGGTGCTCCTAAAATGTTGTATTTTTTACACATATCAGAGATGAGCATGGAATTTAGCAGCTCTTCTTCGGTATGTATCGCTGACATTTCTTCAAACGAAGGCAGATGATAGTTATAAGATTTAAAAAACCCGCCTAAACCTACCTCCTTGCCGCTGTCTAGTTTAGATTGAACTTTTTTGTGTGTTGTCTTGAGGGCTGAACAAAGCAAAACTCGCTGGTCAGAGGCATCTTGCTGAGTAAGGTAATGAGAGTCAGCTGTTGCTACTGGTGGAATTTTTAAATTTTTAGATATAGTTCGTAAACATTCTCCTATTAGTTTACAGGCGGGAGAATTTGATTGGTCTATTAATTGTATTTCAATAAAGAAATTACCGCAACCAAAAATTTCAGAATACTTACTAGCAAGAGCGCTTGCTTTATTTAACCAATACCTATCCAGCCATGATTTAGCCTCATCATAAGTTGTCGAATTATATGCTTTTTTATAGTCTCTAAATAAAACGTTAGCTAAATCGCTACCCATATGACCACTGAATGCTATTAGATTTCCGTCACAATAATTAGCTAATAAATCTAAATCCAGTCTAGGCTTAAAGTAGTAAACGTCTTCGTCATTGCTTCTAGATATTGCCTCTATAAGCTTTTTCCATCCAGATTTATTTTTAGCTAACACTACTAAATGACTTAAGGAGCGGTTATCTTTATCTTTTGTTAAGGCGTCTTTAGTTAAATAAAATTCAGACCCTAGTATTGGTTTAATGTTTCTTTTATTCATAGCCCTAAAGAAAGACACGCACCCAGAAATGGTGCCGTGGTCAGTAATAGCGCATGAGGCATATCCAAGCTCATGGCATCTTTGAGCAACTTGATGGGGTTTAGAGAGGCCATCAAGAAGACTGTAGTGGGTATGCAGATGTAGTGGTGTCCAATTATCCGGGGGCATCATAATAACCTATACTAAAGCCTTCTCTTGTGCAATCTTGAGTAGTTTTCTCAATTCCCTCAGACTGCACTTTGTCATGCACGTATCTGCATACATTAGTGTCAGTTCCGGGCCAGTTATTTTTTGCATAATCGCATAGCTTGGTACATTTCCAATGCTTTTGTTGTGGCGAAATCATTCGTGGATTCTTATTGTTTTTAATTTGTGAAAATCTGGTTCTAAGCTTTGTTAAGAAGGATTCCTCGTCAGACTCATCAAAGCATAGGCTAAAAGGGCCACCATCGTTAATATAGAATATAGACATTATAGCCTGTTTATATTCTGGAAATAGCCGAGATATAGCGTAATTATACAGCAAAAGCTGTGGGTCGTCGAGTAATTTGTCGTAATCTTTTTTATCTCCGGTCGCCCAATCAATTCGTCTACCTGTTTTCCAGTCTATAGCCTCTAGGATGCCCTCAGACGCCTCCGTTATAAGGTCAATAGTACCCTTGATAGCGAGCGTCCCTTGGATTCTGGAGCCATCTGGGAGGCTATAATCGTACTTTGCCCACGGCTCTTCTATTTTTATGTCAAAATGAGGTTCTGACGCTATTATGTTGAGTTTTCGGGGGTCGAATTGGCCATCATTGTATTGTAACCCTGACCATGTCCACTTATTGCAATCATCACAATCTTTACTACTATAGCTATGAATACAGTTAGAACTATAGTAATTAAAACTTTTATCAACTAACTCATTAACAAAATCATCTGATTGTAGCTTTTTTTTACTTATGCTAAATTTACCCAGCGCGTCATCAACAAAAGTTCTTTTTTTGTTCTTGAGAGCCTGATTGGCCTGAGCAAGACACTCCATTGCTTTGTGGACTATAGTTCCTTTCTGGGCCTTCTTGTTAGAGCCGGATGGATGGCCTAGTACATAATTAATATAATATTGCTGTTGGCAATATTCGTAGTTGTTGTACGAAGAGCTGCGCATGTAAGTTATAAGCATATGTTACCACCCCCACTTATGTAAGTTTTCTAGCAAGCACTGATTTTGCTCCTCAATTGTCATCTCCTGATTATCAATAATTAAATCAAAATTTTTCCAATCAAAGTTTTCTTTGTCTAGCGATGTTTCGCTAGGATGCTTGTCATCAAAAATTTGTCTAGTAAGTCTAATCACTTTTCCACCGGACTCTTGTATTGTCTGCACCTCGTTTGGGAATCTGCAATCGCCAATTACAGACATTTCGCTTTGCTCTTCTCGTATTCTTTTGATGCACGCTTCTGTCCAAATGTCCGGTTTAATTTTGCGACATATATCAGTACCAAAACGCTGCATGAACTCCCTCGCTGTCATGAACCCCGTTGCCAAATTTTCTTTATGGTCTGGTATGTCTTCCCATTTAATACTCGTCGCTGTGTTCTTCTGCTTGTCAGTACCAAAGCACTGACCCCAATCAAGACCAAATAAATTCACGCATAAAAACTTTAGAGGGTCAGCAAAATTATAGCACTTGATAAACGGCCAAATGTTTGCGTTAGCGTAATTAACAAACTCTTCGTCTGTTCTAAACATGTCAACAACACCACTAGCCCTTTGTTCGTTCTCTGTAGATTCTATAAACAGATTTCCTTCGGGACTGATACCAAAATCGTCAATGACTTCATGTCTTACTAATTGGTATCCATGTAAAAAATTTACGCAAGTAGTCTTGCCGCTTTGTTTTACGCCGGAAAAAGATATTATTTTTTGTGATGCTTTACTCATTATTAATTTCTTCTATTAATGGTTTAATATTTTTGCTGATATCTGCCACGCTCATATCTCCCACATCTTTATATTTATCCTCGACATTGATAAAATGAATATTGAAGAGTCTTTCGCATTTGCTTTTTATTTGTTCCTTGGCTTTTTCTCCGGCCTCATCATTGTCCATCAAGACAACTAAGTCCATCGCTCCAGAACTTTCTAGTTTAATTAATTGAGCATCTGTAATTTTACAACCAAACAATCCCACGCAGTTTTTAATACCCGCCTCGTAGAGCCGCCAAACATCACCCTGACCTTCTACTAAAACAACCGCTCCTGTGTCTTTGATATGCTCTTGAGCAAACCAGTAACTATAAAGATAATGACCGGTATTAAACCCCTTGCTGTTTATCCATTTTGAGCCTTGATAATCATTTTCAGTAATTCTGCCAACACAACCAACCATGTTTTTGTAATCATCGTCATATACAGGAACAACTATTCTGCCTTTCATGGCTTTAGTTCTATCAACGCAAAGCCCAACATCAAACTTGTCTAGTGTCTCTTTTCTATACCCTCTATTCAAATAATAAGCAGCAGGTATTGAAAGTCTGCTTCTTATTTCTTTTCGTCCCACATTAAAAGTTTTACAGGTTTTCTTTTTAGAAAGACTGTGTATCGAATTTACAAAGCGGGTTTTCTCTAGTGATGTTTCGTCAAAGTTGTCGTCTGTGTGTTTAGCAAATTTTTTTGAAAACTTTACTGCCTCCAAAAAAGACACCTTTTCATTTTGCCTAGTTTCCAACAAGCCTCTTATTAGACCAAGCATCGTGGGCTGATATGTCTGCTGGCATTGATGCGTCCAGCAATACCAATTTCCTTGCATGTCATCCCCGTCAACATAAACCGTAAAGGCTGTTGGGTTGTCTCCTCCATGCACAGGACACGGCCCGTGTAAATAATTATCTTTTGAATAATATTCTACGTCAAAATAGTCTAATATATCTACTATATGACAAGAAAGTTTTTTACACAAAAGGTCAATTTTTCGTTTGTCAATTTTCTTGCTGTATTTTGGCATCGCTGCTAATTTCGAAACCTTCTCTGTCTGCTTTGCCTCGTTTGAATAACTCATCCCTTGTTAGACCCTCAGAAATACGAGACAGTTCACCATGCATAAGCATATTAATATAATTCATATTTTCTAATCCCGGCCCATGCCGTGTAACTATGGGAACCAGCTTTCTGTTTCCGGCTTCGGGGTGGTCGGCTTTTTCTTCAATTGATTTTTCTTTAAAAATAGAAAAGCTAGTGCATAGCCAAATTAGCCTATCAGAACCGCTAACAACATCTGTAGACTCCTTGGTTATTCCGTCTCGGTTTAATTGTACAAAAGCAAGGCAAGGACAATCATATTCTACACAAAAATTATGTAGCGCGGTAATTTGAAAACCCAGCGCCTGAAACTCAGCTAAATTGTTAGATAAATTATCTGAAGTCATTAACTTAAGATAATCGTATACTATCATGCAATCGTTAACACGGCCATTTTCGTCGTATCCTATTTCTTGTAAAATCCATCTGCGAATTATTGACAATGTTTGTTCGAAGGGTTTGCCAGCAACATTTACATAGTGATATGGAGCTTCTTTAAGCTCCTCTTTAGCAAGATTTATTTTTTCTAGTTGGCTTTGATTGGAGGCAAACTTACCTGTTGCAACATCATTTATAGGTACACCGCTTAAATTGGCAAGCAGTCTATTTTGATGGTCTTCCTTAGACATCTCGGTGTCTAGCATCAATACTGGGGTTTTTAAATTTTTTGCTATGTGCAACGACGCCACATCTCCAAGCATGCTTTTGCCAACTTTTGGCCTAGCCGCTACCAAGTCAACACACTTTCGTCTGAACCCTCCTCCTATAGCAGCATCATATCTTGGAAATCCACTACTCAATCCTATCATTTCGCAAGGCGATTCTGCTAAGTGCTTAATATATTCTTCAATATCTTCTCCCAGTATCTGAGGGCGGTCCTGTTCGCCTTTGTTTAAACTAGAGGATATTTCCAATACCGGATTTTCCGCCAGTGTAATTATTTCATCAAAGGTTTCCTCACCCGTAATTCCAGAAACTTCTGAGTGTACTTGTTTACTAACTTTTTGTATTTCTCTGCCAAGTTGAAGTTTTCGCAGTTTAATCGCGTTAGGTCTAACGTTTTCTAATTTTATGGGAAAATTAAATACCGCTCTAAGAAACTCCATTTCTGGCTTTGTGTTTAGTATATCGTAAAAGCCCAAGCTGGATGACGAAGACAGTATGGAGGATATATCTATTGAATCACTATTTTTAAACACCTCCATTATGCATTTATAAATTATTTGATTAGATTCTTCAACGAAGGATGTTGTGTCTAAAATTCCCTCTATATCCGTTGCTGCATCTACGCCGTAGCAACATAGCCCAGATAAAACCGCTCGTTCTGCCGCAATATTTTTAAGTATGGCCATATCTATCTTTTAATACAAGAGCTGCAAATATAATTTTCTCTTTTGTGTAGTGGATGTATATTAAATTCTTTTTTACATCTAGTGCATTGTGCTTTAGTTGTAGCAAAGGGTTTTCGTCTGCGGGGCGATGGCGTGTAATCTGGGGTTTCAACATCAGCGTGTTCACTTTTGTCATCTACAAAAGTATTTTCTTTTCCTGATATATCAATTTTTTCTGTACGAGCAACACGACTATTGCCTGATGTTTTGCCTTTAGTTGGTGCAATAAAAGACTCGTCAGTAATTGCTTTGGGTTTGCTGGGCGGTGTGTCGGGATTGGAGGGTAACGCATCAAGCAATTCATTTGCTAGATTAATCAGCTCCTCGTCTCCGGTTTCTATGCCTTTTTTTAGAAGGTTCTTAGCTGTTTGTTCAATAGTCATGCGTATGTTTTCCTTTTTCCACAGTTGGATAGTATGTCAGCCATTTTTCTCATGTCTCTAATCTTATCAGAAAGCCAAGTAACTTGTCCTTGGGCGTAAGTTTTAGCGGTCCATATTTTTTGAGCAAAATCGTCGTTTTGAATAACAGCATGAATTTTTTGTTCCCACTTCATATATTGACTAAATTGTTCTGATTCTTTTGTTACTATTTTGTTTAAACAGTCGCAACACCACTCTAAGACTGATGTGTGTTTATTTAATATAGACTGAACATAATTGCAGTAACCATGTAGAGTGTAAGATTTTTCATAGCACTCATCTGGTGTTAGAGCCCTAATTTGCTCCGCTGTTAAATTAATCACTTTTTCAACTTCATGATTAATTTTAGCAGTAAAAATACCGTGATTTTTGGAATAATCTTCCAATGTTTTCACGAATTTTTTGAGCTCATCTATTGAGTATTCTGTTGGTCCACTCATTTTCGGTCTCAGAGTATTTAAGAATTACTATGTCAATATCGTTCAGTTGACACCAAGCTATTTTATCTCTGTCTCTAGCTTTTGCTTTTTGAAAATCAAGTTTAGTTTTATAATAAAACGACACAAATTCATAGTGTTGCTTTCCGTGAGCTTCTATTACTAATCTGTCAGAGGGGATAAAAAAATCTGTGTAGAGCGTTGATTTTCTAGTAGATGTAAAGCTACCCGGCAATGCAATCTCTTCCAGAATCTTGTGTCTGGGAAATAGTTTTTTTAGTAACTTCCTAATTGTTATATGCAGATGTGAGTGCGGCCTGTTTTTCCCCTCATGTTTAAAAAGGTTCCAAGGCCGCTCTCGTCCATCAAATCCTATTGCTTTCAAATCGCTTCCTTGATTTTTTCTTCTAGGGTTTTAGACACACTAGGATTTTCTTGTAAAAAACTATACAATCGTTCTTGTCCCTGAAATTTTGTTTCTGTGTTTGAAAGTTCTTCTAGCTCAAAATTGTACCAAGCCCCGCTTCTATTTATTAAACCAAATTCTAAGCCTTTATGAAGAAGCTCCTGTGTGGTGTCTACTCCGATACCATATCTAATCCAGCTTTCAGCTTCACCTCCGGGGAACCCCCCAGCTCCTGAACATAAAACCTTCCATGTAACCATTTGACCAATTTGCTCTCCGCCCATTTCCCAAGGCTTTACTGATTTAATTTCCATGTGGGTATCTACTTGATATCTGATTTTATTTCCGCTATCAGAAACTTTGGACTTTCCATACCCAGTTGTATTGGCTATAAAATGTGTAATTAATATAATAATAGCCTTTTGTCTTGGAACTACGTTGCTCAGTCTTTTTGTAAAGCTTCCCAAAATCTTTGGTAGCCCTGCTCTAAATTGACCCGTAATTTCGTCTGTCAATTCCCTCGATGGTATTAATGACGACACAGAATCTATTATTAACACGCATTCTGGAGTAGCTCGAACATATGTTTCAGCAATGTCCAAATACTGTTCTGCGGTTAGCGGTTCGCTTTCAGACTCAATGACTTTTATCTTTTCTGGTTGCAGTCCTGAAATGCCACCCAAATTCATTGATTTAAGTCTTCCTTCAGCATTGAGATAGATTATTGGTCTGCTACCGTGCTCTTTTTTTTGACATGTGGCGGCAAACTGAAGGGCTGTGGTTGTTTTGCCGCTTTTAGGGTCGCCGGTTAGAATTACCCAATTGCCCTCTTTTATTCCACCACCCAAAGCCAAGTCGATTGATGGACTGACCGGTATGGTTTGTAACTGCTCACTTTCCTCAAACACGTCCATGCCAGTTCTGATAACATGACCGTATTTCTTTACGATTTGTTTTTCTAAAGCGTCTTTGGTTTTACTCATCCAAGTTTCTCCAGTTGGACATTCTGCTCTTTTTGCCAAAGGGTTTTTTTGGTTTTGCTAGGGGGTCAGATGTTGGCAATTCAGACGACTGTGGTTTTGATGGCTCTGTTTTTAATTCAGACACCAGCTCTACCAGCCTTTTATTTCGTAAGGAATAAATAGACTGACCTTTCTTGCTATTTAACGCCTGTATCAAGAGACTCTCATCAAATTCTTTTACTAATTTGTTGGCCACTATGATTTGGTGTTGGTAAGTCTTTTTCCATTTTCCTTTGTTCCAAAACTTAAACCCAAGAGAACCCTCGTTACTATTCTCGGCCATTCTCAAACACATTAGTTCTGCCATGTATTGAGCAGAAGTACAGTATTCACCAGTTGATGGTGATTGGTATTTGCTTTTACTCGTTCTTTTTTTGGCCATAAATTAACCAATCAAATATTTGTTTTTTAAACTGGGCTGGCATAGAGCAAGTCACCCTACCCGCTTCAACAATAGGTTTTTCTATTAGACACTCTTCATTTTCATTTCTGTTTCTGGTTTCCGTTTGCATTACTATTAGTTCTGGTAACTTCCAGTGGCTAACATTTAATACGTCTCCTGACAAGGTTCCTATAACAAAAGAGCTAACAGTAATGTCGGAAAACAAAAATCCTCCTGCTCCTTTGCAGAAATAATATCCGTCGAAATCTGAACCAATATGTTCGATGTGAGAACGGTATTGGATATGCATTTCTGTAATGCGAAGATTGTGTTTTTCACAATATGATTTTAGACGAAGCCATGCGCTTGGAGTCTTTACGCCCGGTCTACCATCATCTTGATAAACAGTTTCGTTATTAGAAAGTTTTACTATCCAAATGGGGCGATTGGCAGCATAGCCAGATAAATATTCATCCCACTCTTTGCACACCTCAGACATTCATCAGTCCTTAATTTTGTGGATAAACTTTGTTCGTTGCGGGGGGGATGTTTTTTCCGCAACCTTCTTTTTTTCGTCTGAAAGGCTAGACGCTGCTTCAGTCATTACAACGGTGCCTTTTGTTCTTTTTGCTATCAAGTCCTCAACCTTGCGACCTGATTTTGCTTGTAGCTCTGCCAAATATTCTTTGACGAGCTTTTGGGTCTTTCCTGTGTCCTCGGCTAAATCAGATATGTTTAAATTAGAGTTGTTTTCTATATAAAGCTTATCCGATTTACTTAGTGTGACAGTTGTTTTCTTAGCTTGCTTAGCCATGCGTGTGTGTCCTCTCAGCTAAAATTAATGAAGATTTGTCTCTGGTTTTGAGATATCGTAAATAAAGTTCAAACGCTCTTGCTGTTGTTTTTTTAAATTCAACTCCGCTGTTACTAATCTTATTAGAATGCACCCCCCAAGGGTCAAACAGCACGCCCCTGTATTGTGAGACAAAGTAGGCTATCTTTCCGCTAGGATGCTCTACTTTTTTAGACAGAGCAAATTTGTCGTCATCAGAAAATAGCTCTCCCTTTGTGTTGTACTTGGTCACACTGGGCTTTTCTGGTTCTAGTGATTCAAAATCTATTGCTTCGTTGCTACTCATCAAACATCTCCTTAATTTTCTCCAGTTTGGGTTTTAGGCTTTTAACACATTCTACGGTGTCCTTTCCAGATACGGAAAGTATAATACTGGGTGATATACCATATTTACCCAATTCCTCTAAAGACATGGATGAGCCCTTGCATTCTCCCGTAAACATTAGGGGGTGAATGGAGGTAACGATTTGAAGTTGCACAATTGCTTTTTGGGGAGACAGATTTCTCATGTCTTTTTGCCTTTTTTGATATACTGAGCCTTTTGTTCTCTAGTCATCTTTTGTATTTCTTTACGAGAAGCGGAGGCGTTTGTGGTGTACCACGGCTCTTGTGGCTTGCTTTTTTGTTTCTGTTCTTCTCGCTTTTCAGTCTTGATTTTTCCCGCTCTTTTGGAGTTTTGTGCAGCCAGTTGTCCTAGTGTGGTGGGAGTTTGCCTTACTATTATTATAGGCTGAGAAACGATTTTGTAAAGCTGAAATTTTCCACAAGAGGGACATTTTTTTTTAGGCTTATCTTCCATAGACTGATTGATTTCGAAAGAATGCTCACACTTTTTACACTCGTATTCGTATACTGGCATTAATTTAACCTTCTTAATATCTTGGCGATAATATCGTTTCGAACTATATCAGATGAATCTAATTCAACAATTCCCACACCATCTAAACCATCTAGATTATCTACACAGTTTTGAAGGGTGCCTTTAAGATTTGCCGGAAGGTCACTCTGGTCTGTGTCCCCGTTAATTACAGCTTTAGAATTTCTGCCTATTCTTGTAAGAAACATTTTTATTTGTTCATAAGTAGTGTTCTGAGCTTCATCTAATATCATAAAAGAATCATGAAAATTTCTGCCCCTCATATATTCTAGGGGACAGACCTCAATAATTTTGGAGCTTTTATATTTATCAATTTCTGTAGAATTAAAATACAGCCCTATTTCTTCCAGAACAGGTATTAGGTATGGATGAACTTTCTCGTCAAATGTTCCCGGTAAAAATCCTAGCCCCTGTCTTCCGGTTTCGACTATAGGACGGGTTATGATTATCTTTTTTATTCTGTTGTTAGTTAAATATTCACAGGCTAAACCAACTGCCACCGCAGTTTTTCCAGAACCTGCTGGCCCTGTACATATAGTAACATCACACTCAGATATTGTACGTATGTAGTCTGTCTGGTGTTTAGTCTTTGGTTTTAATGTTTTTCGTGCGTGTTTAGGATTCTTGCTTCGGCGTTTTCTCATACTACCAATTCTTTAGAAGTTGTTGTTATTTTCCTATATAATATCGCATTTACCTCCTGCGCAAGCCCATTCTTGCTCTGGTTTTACATTATCTTCCTCTTCTATAACATTCATATAATCTACGTTTTTATACAGTCTTTTTAAATCTATCCATTCCTTCCAATTATATACGTCTTTCATACAATATGTCAATTTTTTTATATTGCCATCCAGATATCTGCCAGCAAATCTTTTACATCTAGCCACCCATGTTTTTTTTGCTTCCCCCTTTACTCTTCCACCAACTCCCAGTAGAGCGTCACAAGCTGCCCAAAGATTATCTTCCCATAAATCTAATGCCACTTCTATTAAGCCGCTTGCACATATAGCCCCATCTCCATAATGAGAGACGATTTCGCTGGGGAGATATACTGTAGTAAAGGGGGCCTGTGGATAGTCTTTGTCACCACTAACCGGAAGCAATGAGACGCCACAAAAGTATTTTCTGTTTTTGTATATAAACTGTTCTACCTGATTCCATTCTTCTGGTTTGACATTTATGGTGTTGGAAACGTTGTGGCTAAGCCAAGGCTTTGTGCATAGAGATTCTAGTTTTCCCGGCATCACCCAATTTTGTTGGGTGCTTTTAACATACTTTAGTAAATCTACTGCGCTGATTTTATTTTTAAGCTTGGAGCCATCTCGAACTTCTATGCAAAAAGAAATCACGTCATCACTATCATTAGCTGACCAAACAGATTCTTCGCACGCTCTTGGGTTTATTGTTTGAAAATATTGATACACGGGTTCCATTTTATTAGCCTGAACTCGTCGTATATATCTTTTAGCGTAATGAGGATGAATACCACTAGAAGTTCCTAGTACACAGCTAGAAGTTCCTTCGGGTTTAATACATGTTGTTCTTGCTGCGGGATTAATTTCTATCTTAGCCGCAAATTCTTTATTCGTTTGCTTAACAACCTTGGCCCCCTTTTTTTGCACACTGGGGTCAAGACATATTTCATGCTGCTCCATTATTCCGGTCATGGAGACACCAAGAAGAGCCTCTCTTTTAATTATTCTTTCACTAACCTCCCCCAAGTAAGGAAAGCTTGCAAATCCGGCTTGTAAAGTTCCGATAATAGCGGCTGCGCGACACGCCTCGTAGAAATCTTCTTCTGTCTTTATCTTAGCACAATTAATGGTGCTTAAGTTGCATGCCTGCCATCCTGTTTTTTTTGTTTTTTCGTCAACAGGATACATGCCAATTTCCACACATGGATTAACTACTAGCTCTGTAGAATCTGACCAAAGAAATCCCGGCTCTCCAAATTCACGTACCGACTGCATTAATTCATGAAACTTTTTTACTGACGTTTTATTTCGGAGTAACAGTGCGGAGTTGTTCGACCTACCTCGTTGTGGGTTTTCACGAAACCAGTTTCCAGTTTTAGCCTTAATCATTTTCTTATCGTCTGGACTAAATACACAGATTGTAGCGCTGCGTCTAACTCCACCAGAAATCACAGCGTCTGCCGCATGCATAACAATATCATATGCTTCAATGGGAGATAGACTGCGTAGTTCATCTGCACAAAAATCACAATTTTTAAGGGCTTTATCTAAAACTCTTTTGATATTAGTGAGGGCTTTTTTTAGAGGCTCTGGACCGGGGGCTTTGCCTGAGCTAGAGCTTAGATAAGCGCCAGCCGGTCTAATCTTAGAATAATCAAACTGAACAATTTTTCCAACGTACTCTGGAAAAAGCTCTTCTTGGTCAAAGTAGCTCGCAATCAGAACACCAACCGCATCTGACCATCCCTCTATACTGTCTGGGATTGTAAACTTTTTATTTCCTCTTTTGTGTTTAACAAAACTAGGCAGCTTTTGAATATGATGATTTTGTACAGAAAAACCTGTGCCACAACCACACAGTAAAAGATACATGCATTCTTGAAAAAATCTTAATCGGTCGCAATAAGAAGAAATGCAATTATAAAGGCGAGCGTTGTGTTTAAAGATGGGCTCACCGCCAAACTGAAGTGCTCGTTGGGAACCTAAAACTCGTTTTTTGTACATCATGTCGTATGCCCACCCAATGTCTCCATTGATATCGGGATACTTTTCGTACATCATGTTCATGACTCTATCTACAGATTCACGCCATGTTTCTCGTCTCTTCTTTTCTGGAATCCATCTAGCATATCTAGAAACAAAACTATAATCTTGTAGAGCGCTTAGCGACATAATGTAACAATCCTTTTTCCTTGTGTGTGTTCCATTATGGCCCACAATATTATACTATACACTTTGGCAAGTTTTAATCATTGAATTTTTGTCAGGTAAGACAGGTTTGGATAGATATATTTTATTTGAAGACCGTTATCAATCAAATGAGCCAATACGATAGAGTCGTCATTAGAATGCCCATTAACTATAGCGCCGTGTGGAACAACCCATTCTCTAATTCCGCTTTGCCATAATAATTTAGCGCATACAGCACAAGGGGAGTGGGTGATGTAGATTTTAGCAGAAGGTGGTTTGATAACCAGATTGCTTATAGCGTTTTGTTCCGCATGAACAATATATGGATATTTTTCCGGTCTTGTTCGTGGAAGGATAGTGTCGTCTACATTGGAACAGAATCCATTGTAACCCATGCCTACAATTTTGTTGTCGCTAACAATAACACACCCCACCTGAGTTTGTGTGTCATGACTTCTCAGGGAGGCGTGGTATGCTAGCCCCATGAAATAGTCATTCCATGTTGGGCGACTTGTCATATTTGCTGCGTTTCCTGTCCCTGTTTTTCTTCTTGAGTCGCTTTTTGTCTTTTTTTGACTTCTTCCGTATTGTTCTTCCCATAAGTGTATTCGGTTGTGCAAGCTGTGTCAAGAAAAATCTTGACGCTTGACCAAGACCTCCGCTCCTTCAGAGGTTCTGGTCAGCACGACTTCTTATTCCTTTCCAAACGACGGTATCAGCCCTTTGATGGATTCAAACGACCACCAACCTTGCAAGATACCCAAAAAAAGTACGCCAGTGCCGACAACTAAACCAAACAGTATCGGCTTGTTTCTAGCCATTTCTAACGGATGTGTTAGACCATAAATAAGATTCTTAAGTGGTCTACCTGTTTCAAAACCCATTGTTTTTCCCCTTTAAAAAAATTACTCAGTAATTCTAAGACTATCACCAACAATCCATGCTGCCACCAACAAGGTAACCATCTGAACTGTCTCTGGATTCATTGTGCCTTCCCCTAAAAAGGTATCAGCACAAATCACCAACATGCCAGACACGCCAACCCAAAATCGACGTGACCTAACGAGTGCCCGAAGTTTACTAGACATAATATTTCTCCTATGAAAAGTAGTTTACTTATTTCTTCCAACCATCTAGAAGGACCCGCATAGCGTTTCCTCCTAATATTTTTTTCATCGTTTCATCTGAATACCCAAGAGCCTTCATATACTTTGTAAAACGTGGTAGTTCAGACATATCAACTATTTCATCAGGCGGGTCAATAAACCCATCTAAATCAGTTCCGATTCCTACGACATCTTCTCCACCAATATTAATTATTCTATCTATAGTGGTTTCTATGTGCTTTAGCCCCAGTCCGCTATCTACAGGAGATATCCAATAGTTCATAAAGATAACCCCAATGGCACCGCCATTATTTGCAATCCATTTAATCTCTTTGTCAGTCAGGTTATAGGGGTCACGATTAACTTCAAAAACTCCGGTATGACTGGCGATAACACAATTTTTCTTTTTATGGTGGTCAACTATATCATAAACTTGTTTTCTTCCGTTCGGGGTGCAATGACAGATATCTATCAACATGCCCAGCTCCAACATTCTTTCCACAACCTTTTCACCAGTCGTGCTAAGTCCCATGTTCATATCCCACTTTCCAAGAGTCTCTCTCCATTTTAAATGACTAGACCCATATTCTGGATAGGGAAATACGGGAAACGCTAGGTGATTAGGATAAAAATGTGCAAGTGTTAAATAAGCAACGCCCCTGTTGTGAAAATGTTCTAGGTTATCTAAAATTTCTCTTTCTATTTCTTGTGGGCTAGCCGTCGCGTCTTCTATTTTTCTTCCTCCCAGCTCTCCATGTAAGCAATGTCCTCCTTCTCTTGAATGACCACCGCCTATATCATCGGAAGCAATTCCTTCTTCCAGCTCAGTGGGATTAAACACCATTCTAGCACGTCG